GATAACAAATACGAATGGTACACTGAAGACGAACTTCAAGCAGGAGCAGACCAAACATCTTATACTAGTGGTGAAGAACTAGATGATGTAGTATTTAGTAATGATCATGATCAAGCATCGGATTTTGCTGAAAGGTATCCAAACTTAATAAAAATTACATAACAGTAATTAATAATGGACGTTACAGATAGACTATATACGGAATGGGCCTGGAGAACCAAATCTGGAGTACCTGATATTAATAACCCGGAGGATAAAAGTATCCTACACAAACTTATATCAGAACTGACAGAAGCTGACGAACAGTCAGATAAGGAACTTCAAAAAAATCTAATAAGTATAATTAGTAATACAACAGATGTTGATACATTAAAACGTATTATGAAGTATGCTAAAAATATTGGATATGGAGATAGTATGAAAGGTTATCTGGAATCAAAAAACCTAAGCAGAAAAGATATCCTTTACTTTCAGTCCCTGTTGTCTGATTTAGGTAAGACAGGAGAGTTTGCAAAAATTGCATCTAACCCTCCTACCTTTAATAAAGAAGGTAGTAACTACTTTGAGCAAATACCTGGATTTTCCTCTGACGAATTAAGATCACTTTACAGTGATATGAAAGACTCAATACAAGGAACAGTTTCCTTAGGACCAGGTGAAGCATTTTTATCTGTATTCTTTAAAAATGTACAAAAAGCACAAGCTAAAGGAGACCTGAAGATAGATGGGGAAGAAGTAGAACTTAAATCTCGTACAGGTTCGACAGGTGCTTTAGTAGCTCCCAGCTACGTCGTGAGAGGTAAATCAACCGAATTGGTAAAAGATTTAGTTAAAGTAACAGATAAATTTAATCTAGAAAGTGATACCTCGAAGGACCTAGAAAATTATTTAACAGCAAAAGGTACTTCATGGCCTTATAAAATAGACGGGTTGTACAAAGCCCTAATACAAGCAGGTATTGATAAATTATCAGCTAAGGATAAAATAAGTAAAACAGTTTCTTCCTGGTATAAAGGTAAGTTAAAATTAGATATAAGTTCATTTTTTACTGAAGAAGAATTCAGGTCTAGTGACTTTGTCATAGCATTAGCAAAGCAACTTGCCAGAGATTACTTTAACGAACACAGATTTGATGGTTTTATGATCTCAGATAATTTAGGTAATTTTAAATATTACAATGGAGATAGCTTTGTAGATGCAATTGGTAGTGATTTAATAGCATCCAACCCATCTGATTTGGTACCTAGAATAAAAGTCTAAAAATGAGTTATGGCACAAGACATAAAAAAAATAATCGCACAAGAGTATCTCAAGTGTGCAAAGGATCCGGCGTACTTCATGAGAAAGTACTGCTATATTCAGCACCCTAAAAGAGGACGTATACTCTTCAACCTTTACCCATTTCAGGAGAAGGTATTACATTTATTTAGAGACGAACAGTTTATTATAACTCTTAAATCTAGACAGCTAGGTATATCAACTCTTGCTGCCGGATACTCTCTATGGTTAATGTTATTTCATAAAGATAAAAACGTCTTGGCATTAGCAACCACACAAGCTACAGCACGTAACCTTGTAACTAAGACTACTTTTATGTATGATGAGTTACCAAAATGGTTAAAACTACCAGCCGTTGAAAAGAACAAATTATCATTAAGACTTAAAAATGGTTCTAAAATACAAGCTAAATCATCTAATGCTGATGCAGCACGATCGGAAGCGGTATCTCTCTTATTAATAGATGAAGCGGCCTTTATCGACAATATTGAAGAAACATTTGCAGCAGCACAACAAACACTAGCTACCGGGGGTCAATGTATGGCCTTATCTACACCAAATGGTATCGGTAACTGGTTTCACCAAACATGGGAAAAAGCTGAAACAGGAGAGAATTCATTCTGCCCAGTGAGATTACCTTGGACTGTTCACCCTGAAAGAAATCAGGATTGGAGAGATATGCAGGATAGGGATCTTGGACCTAGAATGGCAGGACAGGAATGTGACTGTGACTTCTTAGCTTCAGGGGATACTGTATTTGAACCAACCGACCTTATATTCTACGAAGAAACTTATCAGAAAGATCCTGTCGAAAGAAGAGGAGTTGATAGTAACTTATGGATATGGGAACCGGCTGATTACACAAAAGATTACATGGTTGTAGCCGATGTCGCTAGAGGAGATTCTGCCGATTATTCTGCATTCCATGTATTTGAAATAGAATCATGTACCCAAGTTGCCGAATATAAAGGTAAGATATCACCGAAAGACTTTGGAAATGTCTTAGTAGGAATAGCTTCAGAATATAATGAAGCCCTACTTGTATGTGAAAACGCAAATATAGGGTGGGCTACAATAGAACAGATACTCGAAAGAGAATATAGAAACATGTATTACAGTTCTACCTCTAATATGGAGACAGTAGAATCATATATGAACAAATATGAAAGAGATAAACTCGTTCCTGGTTTTACAATGTCAGCTAGAACAAGACCTCTAGTTATAGCTAAGATAATTGAATACGTTAGGGAAAGAGCGGTTACCATACAATCTAAGAGGTTAATGGCCGAGATGAGAGTATTTGTATGGAAGAATGGTAAACCTCAAGCACAGACTAACTACAACGATGATTTACTTATAGCATGTGCAACAGCATTATATGTTAGAGATACTGCATTAAGATTAAGACAGCAAGGTATGGATTTAGCAAGAGCACAGCTATCTTCTTTTGGAAATCTTAACTCTCAAAACAAAGCTGTTATGAGTTCAGTTGGTTCACGTCAAGATAATCCTTATATTGTTAAGACGAACCATGGTGACGAAGATGTCTCATGGTTATTTAAATAATACTATTTATATATAAAGTAAATTTACAATGGCGGATAAATCCTTATTTGGTAGACTCAAGACACTTTTTGCTTCTGACATTATTGTTAGAAATGTAGGAGGTGATGAGTTAAAAATAGCCGATGTTAATCAGATACAATCAACTGGTAGATATCAAACTAATTCTCTAGTAGATAGATTTAGTAGACTATACATTTATAATAACAAAAATGTATTCAATCCTAACCTAAACTACCAGACACTAAGAATACAACTATACTCAGATTATGAAGCAATGGATACAGATCCAATTATTGCTTCTGCTTTAGATATTGTAGCCGATGAAGCTACAGTAAAGAATGATAATAATGAAATATTATCTATTAAATCATCTGACGAAAATATACAAAAAGTCCTTTATAACTTATTTTATGATGTTTTGAATATCGAATTTAACTTATGGTCATGGACTAGGAACATGTGTAAATACGGAGACTTTTTCTTAAAGCTAGAGATAGCAGAGAAGTTTGGAGTTTACAATGTTCTACCTTATACAGTCTATCATATGGTTAGACGAGAAGGAGAAGATCCAACACAACCAGGTAAAGTTGTATTTCAACTAGACCCTGATGGATTAGCTTCTTCACAGAACCCCAACTACTTACCTAAAAGAGAGCAATCTAAAATAATTGAATTTGATAACTACGAAGTAGCTCACTTCAGATTAATCTCAGATACACACTACCTACCTTATGGCCGTTCTTATTTAGAACCAGCTAGAAAGATCTTTAAACAAGTTACTCTAATGGAGGATGCAATGTTGATTCATAGAATCATGAGAGCTCCAGAAAAGAGAACTTTCTTTGTCAATGTTGGATCAATTCCACCAAACGAAGTAGAACAGTTTATGCAAAAAACTGTTAATACTATGAAGAAGACTCCTTATGTAGGAGAAGACGGTCAATATAACCTGCGTTTCAATATGCAGAATATGATGGAAGATTTTTATATTCCTGTAAGAGGAGGAGATACTTCTACTAGAATTGAAACCACACCAGGCCTGCAGTATGACGGAGTAACCGATGTTCAGTATCTACAAGCTAAAATGTTTGCTGCATTAAAGATTCCAAAAGCATACTTTGGATTTGAAGGAGAGTTATCTGGAAAAGCAACTCTTGCAGCAGAAGATATTCGTTTTGCTAGAACAGTAGAACGTATTCAAAAGATATTAGAATCTGAGTTAACTAAAATTGCTTTAGTACATTTATATACTCAAGGATTTACCGGAGAGAGTTTAACTAACTTCGAAATTAAATTATCTACCCCATCTATTATATTTGAACAAGAGAAAATCGCTCTACTAAAAGAGAAGATTGATCTTGCAAATCAAATGAAAGACACTAAACTATTCTCATCAGACTATATCTATGAAAACTTATTTGATATGTCAGAAGATACTTACATGGAGATGAGAGACTTAGTAAGAGAAGATTCTAAACGTTTATTTAGAATAGCTCAAATTGAAAATGAAGGTAATGATCCTGCTAAATCAGGAACAACTTACGGAACACCACACGATCTTGCTTCAATGTACGGTAGACGTTCTACTTCTACACCAAAAGGAGGAGGACCTGGAGAAGTACCAACAGGATATTCAGAAATGGAACCTAAATGGGTAGAACCAGGACCAGAAGGTGGTAGACCAACAGAAAAAGCATCAGTTTACGGAACAACAGCAGCAATGGGTGGTAGAGACCCATTAGGACAGCATGGTATGAAAGGTGGGTTCCCATCA